CGGGAATAACCTCCCCCTCATTAACAAGGAGGCTCTAGTGATTGAGAAGGTTCTGAGTTCTGTTTCTGATGCGTTTGACATCAGCCGCGACATGCTTGTCTCGCATGATCGGCGGGAGTTCATCCTGCCAGCGCGGTTTGCTGCATACCACATCGCCCATCGCGTATGCCGCATGAAGTATATGCACATTGGCGCTGCAATGGGTGGGCGCGATCACAAAACGATTGCTTACGGATGCAGTCGCGCTGAGTATATGCTTGAGCGCGATCCCAGCTACGCCGCAGTTTATGAGGAGGCAGTCAATGGCCTTTGAGCGTCATAGCAAGCGTTGGTACGCTCCGCGCCCGTCATGGAATCGCGGTGCCACGATTAACGGCAAGCCTGCGTGGCAGGTCGCCCAGGACCGGGCAGAGCAGATGAAGGAGAAGGTCGATGCGTGACAACTTACCACTGCTGTTCATCCTGAGCATTCTGGGCATCGCCGCGTGGATTGCCTTCACGACACCCAACATCGAGGACATCGAACTGACAGAAGAGGACTGGGGACTATGACTGACGAGCAAACCAAAGGAGCAAGTGCCATGACTGACAAGATTACCATCAACGGAGTTGACTACGTTCCTGCCAACAGCAAGCCCGCTGGCAACCGCGCAGTGGTCGTTGTGGATCGCGGCTGGATTTTCGCAGGCGATGTGACCCGCGAGAATAGCCGCATCGTGCTGACCAATGCTCTGCACGTATTCAAGTGGGAGAGTGTCGGCTTCGCGGGCATGATTGCCGATCCGAAGAAGGCCAAGGCCGACCTGCGCCCCATTGCCGATGTCGATATGCCTGCCGGTGCGGAAGTCTTCTGCGTTCCGGTCAAGGGGGACTGGGGGCTGTGATGGCCCCCAACACCTTCATGCCGGTCGGCGACGGCGACGGCTACGGCTACGGCGACGGCTACGGCTACGGCGACGGCGACGGCTACGGCTACGGCTACGGCTACGGCTACGGCTACGGCAACGGCAACGGCTACGGCAACGGCTACGGCAACGGCGACGGCGACGGCTACGGCTACGGCTACGGCAACGGCTACGGCTACGGCTACGGCTACGGCAACGGCTACGGCAACGGCTATGGCTACGGCAACGGCGACGGCGACGGCGACGGCAACGGCTATGGCTCTGTCGGCAATTCCGACAAGATTAGGAGGACTGGGGACTATGACTGACGAGCAAACGCCACCCGACTGGGCTTTCGCTAGGGCGCAGGAACTACGCAATAAGCGTGGCTTTACCCACCTAGATGCTTTTGCCGCTTACATTGCAGAACACGGTCGCCGCCGATTGGAAGCAGGGCATCTGGAAGAACGCCGACCGCCCGTCCCTGCTCAAGGAAGTGCTGTATCGCACCGCCGAGCGGGCCGACCGTCTGGCCAGCGTCAACGCAGAACTGGCCGCGCGCCTCGAACAACTGGGCGGCATGACTGACCACTTGCGCAAGGCAATTAGGGAGACGGTTCAATGACGCTGATTGACGATGAAGATTGCCCGGAAGTGGTTTGCGCAAACTGCGGCGACAATCCTCCCACTGGCGTCGATTGCGCCACCGAACTTTGTGAGCTGTGCTTTGAATACATCATGGGGAGTGATGAGGGGTTTGAGCCATGACGCTGATTGAACGACTGCAACGGGAGGAGAATTTTGATGCCAGCAGTACATTTTAGCCAGAAAGAAGATCGCTACTGGGTTCGTGATGGTGACGACATTGCGTGGTTTGACGGCCCACTAGAGGCGCAAGACGCAGCCCGCGCAGCACTAGGAGAAGGCCATGACTGATATGATTATCGGAGCCTGTGTCGGCTTTATCGCTGGCGTTTGGTTTCACCACCTCACGATGCTGGCGATTTTCAAGAAGCTCAAAGCGGAAATTGGAAGTCGAGAGGCTGGAAATTGGGAGGCGCGGAAATGACCTACATCCGCATTGAATGGCTGTCCGCCAGCACAGACTGCGACCAAGCCGGTTGCAGCGGCGGCTACTCCGAAGGCGCACGGGTCTACTTTGATGGCGAACTGGCGCTCGACCTTGAGCCGGAACCCTCCTGCTACGGAAGGACATCTTACGACCAAGAGCAGGTGTTCGGGCTGATCCTAACCAAGCTGGGACACAGCCTTGTGGAGACAAGCTATGAGTGAGGACGAACTGGCCGACTACATCGGGCGGCGCGTGCTGGCCGATGCCGACAAGCTGCGGCTGTTCATGCCGGACTGCTACGCACGTTTCCCGCTGGAGTGGTGCGGGCATCAGTTCGAAGTCCGCGTGATCTACCAAGGCCCAGCCGATGACGCCTAGCCTGCGCCACTGGCTCTGGGTCAACTTCGGCTGGGACATTTACGACTGGAGTCCTGATGACCTTCGTTTCTAACCCCTTCGGTCGCCCGACGACCTATCCCTTCGCCGCGATGGACGTAGGCGAGACCGTCAAGCTGGACGTGCCCACCGCCGCCGACGTTAAACGCATCGCCCGCAATGCCAGCCAGTATGGCCTGCGGCACAACCGCGGCTATCGCTGCAAGACCGACCGCGTCACGCGCATCATGACGGTGACGCGCGTTAGATAAAAGAAAAGCCCCGGCGGAGTGAGGACCGCCGGGGCTTAGGGTTAGTCTACGGAGCAAACGTGACTAGCGGATGCCTACCACTTTCTTGTCGTCCGATGCAACCCCATCCTGTTCAACCATGCGCCGCAACTCGGACTTGCCCCACTTCAGGCGCTCCATCATCGCCCGTTCGGCGAAGACCTGCTTTTTGGTCGGAAAGTCCCGCGAGTGCAGCCGACCGCAGTCCACCCAGTTCGCTTCCTTGAGCGCGTGCAGCACGACCGCCTGCGGCACCTTGGCCACCGACGTTTGCAGATGGTCCGCAATGGTAGCGCATACGCGGTACAGCGGCCCGGCGATCACGCCGCGGTTGAACGGCGCGATCCGGCTGTGGATCATATCGACGATGCTGCTCTCGGTCATGCTCATGCCATGCTCGACCATGTTCAGCTTCCATTCCGTCACCGGCGGCTTGGCCGCAGGGTTGAACGCTGAAACGTCGCGCTGGTGCAACCACGCCGCGATCTTGGCAAAGCCTTCCCGCTTGTACCATGCCCACATCTTGACCGCCTCGTCCTCGTCCATGCGCGGCGCGCGGCTCCAGACGCAGAACCAGCGCCGGTCCTGCGACGGGATCGTGATCGGCACTGCGTCATTGGTGAACGCGATCACCAGCAGACGGTTCAGCATCTCGTACGGGTGCAGGCCCTTGCGGTTGATCGTGATCGTCTCCGGCGGCGCGGCGATGATCGGCTTCAGCTTGTTCGCCAGCGCCCGGCGCTCCTTGGCCTCTGGCTCCTTCAACTCGTTCAGGATCACCACTTCAGCCTGCAAGCCGTAGCCCCACTGGCTGTCCAGCCCCTTCGTCTCGATGATCGACCGGTTGTGCTGGTGTTCGCCGCCGATGGCCCACAGGAATGGTGCCCACATGGTGTCCTTGCCGCTGCCCTCGTCGCCGCCGTGCAGCACTGCGTGGTTGATCTTGATGTTGGGGTGCTGCACCTTGAACGCCATCACGTTCAAGACATGCTCCAGTTCGGCCGGTTCTTCGATCAGCGTGCGGCAGTGGTCCAGCCACGGCGCGATGTCGCGGTCGCTGATGATGTCGCTGCCGGACAGGTCCGGCCGGTGGTTGATCCATGTGTTGCCGTATACCAGCCCATCGCGCGCCACCAGCACGCCCTCGCCCGGCGCGTAGGTCACGCCGACCAGCGCCTTCGCGCCGTACTCCTGCCGGCGCTCGTCGAAGTAGATGCTGGCCTGCACGCGGTTCTTCTTCGCACCGTGCATCGACTTGCACTCGACGTGCCGGAACAGCGCGTTGAAGACGTTGCGCGGCAACTCCCGCCGCGTCACCATGTCGAAATAGCTGTCGTCGGACTGAATGTAGGCGAAGCGCTCGAACCACTCGGCCTTCTCCAGCCGCCCGGCTTCCTTGCGCTCGACTTCCTTCACAATCGCCGACGCCTCGTCGGGAAACGCTTCGGTCGGCATGATCTTGTCGGCCATCATCTTCATGCGCTCGGCGATCAGTTCGTCGCGCAGCCCCGGCGTCACCCGCGGGCCGTCGTTCTCGGCGACCCAGTCGAGGAAGGTGCGGCTGTCGAGGTGCTGGCAGTGGCCGTGGTAGCAGCAGAACGAGCGGTCCAGCGGCTTGTAGCGGGCCTCCAGCGCGCCGTCGGTGTGTTCGGCATGGTTAGGGCAGACGATGCCGCACCAGCCGTCGTTGTTGACGCGTGACAGCACGAGGTTGTTGTCCGACAGCCATTGCAGCACGGTGTCGCCGCCCGTGTCCCGGATCGACACATGCCGAAACTCGGCCGTGTCCGCCTCGGCCGGCACGACGCCCAGCGCGTCGCAAATCTCGCCCAGCGTGTACTCGCGCTCAGGGTGAAACTCGACCAGCCGCGCCGGAAAGTTGTTCCGCCCGCGCTTCAGGTTGATGCTGCCCGGCAGGCGGCAGTTGCGCACAGGATTGTTCGCGCCCGGATCGGTATAGCCTGCGTCGGCGATGACCTTGATCGCGGCGGTGAACTCCTGCTTGGTCGGCTGCGTGCTGAACGCGTAGCCCCACTGGAACGACCCCTCGGACGTTTCCATGATCCACGTCGGTTCGATGAGTGGCGTCTTCGACTTCGTGCCAATGTCATCCAGCATCATGAACAGGACGAAGTCGCAGTACTCGCCGCGAGCGCCCGGCTTGTTGTCCTTGAAGCGGTCGATGATGAACGAGCCGGTGTTGACGTACCACGCCTCGCCATCCTTGATGCGGGCCTTGTCCGGCATGAACGCCGGGAACGTCGCCTTGGGCGCGCCGTCGCCGTGGTAGACGATGTTGCCCCCATCATCCAGCTTCGGCTTCTGCTTCAGCAGCAGCGCGGTCTCGCCTTCAACGTCGGCCAGACCTGTGATGAACTCGATAAACTTAGTGCGATCCTCACTCATCGCGTCTCTCCTACTTCCCGTAACGGGTCATGGTGGCAACTTCCGCGTTCAGCGGCAGGCCCTCGGCCCACGCTGGCGCGGTTGTCATGATCTTGAGCAGCGCAGCGGCCGCGGCTTCAGGGTCGGCAGTCTCCAGCACAACTTCGTCATGAACGTGGAGCACGCAGTCCAACCCTTCCTCTTCCAGCCGCCGCAGCGTGTGGCGCAACAGGTCGTTGGCCACCGCTTGCGTTATGTTCTCGCAGGCCAGACCGCGCCAGAGCCTAGCGCGGGGCCATTCCTTCGCGTCGGCCGCGGGCTTCCACGACGCCTTCGCGTAGGTGATGTTGCCCTCCTCATCGAAGCGGGCGAACGGATAGCATAACACACGTCCGCTCGGCAGGGCATACCAAAGATGCTGTGTGTCGTATAAATATGTGACCCGACCGGCGGAAAACTCCCTGCCGGGATTGCGCATGGCGGCCGAGTAGGCGTGCTCCAGCTTGCCCCAGTAGACCGGCGCCCACGGGTTCGCCCGGCGCCAGCCATCGACCATGCGCCGGCTCTCGTGCTCGGACAGGATCACGTTGTAGATGCGGCCCATCGCGGCGAAGGCACCCACACCGCCGGCGAAACCGCAGGCCAATTCCTGCACCTTCCCGATCTGGCGCTGGTCTTTATCCACAGCTTCGTAATCGACGCGGAACGTCGCCGCAGCGTTGTGCTTGTACACGTCCTCGCCGCGCTCGAAGATGCCCAGCTTGGCCGCGCCGCTGTTGGTGTTCGACGCCCACGGCGTCACCCGCGCTTCGATGGCCGCCCAGTCGGCCACGACCAGATGCTTGCCCGGCGCGGCCATCAGCGCGGGCCGCAGCATACCCTTCAGCACGTCGGTCACGCGGCGGCCGAACTTTGGCACGATCTTGTGCCCGCGGACGATAGCCTCGCGGGCTAGTGCCGGGTCGGCTGCACACTTTCGGGGGAAGTTGTGGACCTGAAGCCCAAACGATGAAGCGCGGCCAGTAGCGCTACCTCCTGCAAATACGAACGCGCCTCTAACTCGGCTATCTTCCTCATCAGCCAGCGCCGCTGCCCTTGCGAACTTCGCCACGGACGAGGCCCAGAGATCATCCGCGCACTGGATAACTTCCGCCACTTCAGCCGGGACTTCATCAGGGTTTTCCTCCGCCAGCGCCAGCAGGTTGGCGCGCACGTTCTTGTCGATGGATAGCTTGGCCTCGCCATCCTTGTAAACCGTGGCCAGTTTCAGCGCCTGCGGTCCGACGCGGTCGAGAACCCACTTGCGCATCTTCGGGCTGCGGACCGACGTGATCGCGCCCTCAGTAACTTCACGAACGATGTCCTGTATGTCGTCAGCTTCCGCTTCTGCGTAGCGCACCGCCGCCAGAGCCAGAGGTTTATCAAGCAGGACGCCGCGGTCATTGATACGCTCATTAACGTGATAGTCGTGCAGTTCATCGGCCGACAACTCCCGCAGCGCCTGACTGATCGCCCGCATGGCACGCACGTCGCTCTCGCAGTACGCTACCATCTCGGCCATCAGGTCGGCGTCCTCGCGGAAGGTGCCATCAGCCTGCGGGATCGACAACAGCCGAATGAGTTGCGCGCCGCGGTGGTCCTTGCGCATACTGGCCCCGGCGAACCGGCCCACGTCCTCAAGGCTGCCCGGCGCGCAGTTGGCGCGGGCCTGCGCTGCGGTGCAGTAGAACTGCTCCAGCTTGAACGGCACTTGCAGGACGTACCAGAATATCAGGCGCTCGAAGGCCGCGTTGTGCGCCCTGATCTGCCCGGTGTGGTTGGCGACGGCTTGCGGGAAAGGCTGCCCCGGCAGCCACGTCCGCACCTCTTCGTCGTCGAACGCGTAGGACATGCAGAGCACGTCGGTGCTCAGGTCCATCGCGTAGTTGTAGACGCCTTTGCTCTTCAGGTCGCAACGCGACCGCGTCTCAAAATCAAGCCAGAGTATAGTCACGGATGCCTCACTTCATCCGCTACTCGCTGGAGCGACGGCGTGGGTGTACCGCCGCCGCTCCAGCTTTCGCGCCCCCTTACGCTACGACGCGACGGCGACGGCGGGGAGCCTCGGTGGCGTCATCCTGCTCGTCGTCAACGTCCGCGGCCGCAGCCACGTCCGCACTATCTGCGTCCAGCGAGGACCAGTCAATGATGTCGAACACCGGCGTGTAGATGCGCCCGTACGACTTGTGCTGGTAGTGCTCCTTCTTGAGCCGCACCAGCGGGACCGGCTTGTCCGGGTTCTTGTCGGCCTGATCGGCGATGGCCAGCGCCAGCGCCTGCACAGCACGCTTGCCGCCCACCGAGGTGGCCGTGTAGCGGGCCTGAAGGCCCTTGTCTTCGCCGTTGGTGCACGCCAGCGTCATGCCGACCTGCATTTCCCAGCCGCGCTTGGCCGTTTCAGGGGCCGGACCGGTTTCCGGCAGCGGCTCATGCACCGGTGCCATCTTCTCGGCCACGACCTGACCGTCGCCCCACGCAATATAGCCGTGGACGAACGAGAACGGGTTGATCGCCCAGACGCTGTCATCTTCCACTTCGGTCTGATCGGCGCCGAAGACCCAGTGTCCGGTCTTGTCCATCTTGAGGATGACCATTCCGCCCGAACCGCCGACTTCAGCCTCAATAGAGCGCAGAGCGGACGACAGGGACTTGACCGACGGCAGGTTGGCGCCACCGAACTTCACTACATCAGACATTATTGTACTCCTTCTTCGTTACGTTACTGGATTTTGGCCATAGCCTTCTTGAGCGTCTGACCGATTGGCACCACCGCCGGCCGGGGATCGCTCTCCGGCGCGAGGGTGGAACCGCTTGACACGGCGATCACGAGATCGTCGGGCAAGTTCTGCTTCGCCTTCTTCAGCACCTTTTCGGCCGCTGCGGGCGAGATGATCTTTTCTTCGTACGGCTCGACACCGACCTGCATCAGATAGGCCGCGGCCTTGTCTGCGTCGGTCCACTGGCGCGTCGCGCGTTTGTTGACCAGCTTCCAGCCGGGCACGGCGTTACCTTCTTCGATCAGGCCGTGCGCCAACTGCTGCAAGTCCTTGATGAACGACTCCACCATCGGGATTTGCTCCAGATAGTGCGCGATCTGCTCGACCGGCAGCGCTTCGATCTTGGCCTTGACGATGCGGTCGATAGCGCCGGTCATCAGCGGGCAGACCGGCTTGGCGGCGCACCACTTGCAGTGATCGCCAGCAGCCAGCGGTGCGTTCGGCTTCAGCGCCACCTTGACGGCGCGGGCCAGTTCGTCCTCGAACTGCTTCACGCGCTCCACCGTGGTCGTCCAGCGCTTCACGCTGGGCGGCTGGACGATGATCAGTTCGACTTCGTCAACGTCCTCGAATACCCATGCCGTTGCCGGCGTACGGATAGCAGCCGCAGAGTAGAAGAGTAACTGGGCGTTCTCTTCGACTTCGACCGGGACGCCATCGCCAAACTTCCAATCCAGCACGATAGCGCGACGGCCAAGGCGACCAATAAGGTCCACGCTGCCGAAGACATCAGGCAGAAAATCGCCAAAGCCGACCACGCTTTCGACCGCATACTCCATCTCCGCTTTAGGATCGACCGCGTCCAGCGCCCGCAGCGCGGGCAGCAGCTTGTCGTCGATCAGGTCTTGCGTCAGTTCGATGTCCTGATGCTTGCGCCCGATGAAGCTGCTGGGGTCTGCGTCCTTCAGCAGAACGTCCGCAATCGTGTCGTGCAGCAGGGTGCCGGTGTCGGCGTAGCTGCTGCTGGGCTTGGGCGGCATCTTGTCCACCAGCGCCACGCTGCCGGGGCAGGCGATGACGCGCTTGGCGGTCGAGCCGCCGACAATACGACTATGTTGTGCCATTACTGTACCTCACTTTACTGTCTGAGGCCCTCACCATACACGCAACAAATTTTGACGCAAGGGTTGCAGCGTAAAAAATTTTGCAGTAGTCCACAGGTCATGACTGAGAAGAAAATAGAGGCGTATTTCGTCAAGCGCGTGAAGGCGCTGGGCGGCTACGCGTACAAGTTCCGCAGCGTCACGCAGGCAGGCGTTGCCGACCGCATCGCTTGTATGCCGAACGGCGAGGCGTGGTTCGTGGAACTGAAGAAGCCCGGCGGGCGTCTGTCTGCGTTGCAGCAGATATTCGCCGAAGAGATGCAGCACACCAAGCAGCACTACGCCTGCCTCTGGTCGAAGGACGACGTGGACGCATGGGCCAGCCGCTTCAACTGAGAGACTACCAAAATGACGCGGCCGACTTCCTGTACGAGCGCGACCGGGCGATGATCCTCGCGCCGGTTGGTGCAGGAAAGACCGCGATCACGCTGACTGCGATGCAGGCGATGATCGACGACGGCCACGTCAAGCGCTGGCTGGTCGTCGCGCCCAAGCGTGTCTGCACGGATGTCTGGCCGGTCGAGGCCCCGAAGTGGGCGCCGCGGCTGCGGCTGGCGCTGGCCGTCGGTGCGCCGGCGCAGCGTCAAGCGGCGCTTGTCAGCCGCGTCGATGCGGTCATCATCAACTACGACAACCTCGACAAGCTGGACACGCTGGACGGCTTCGACGGCATTGTGTTCGACGAACTGACTCGGCTGAAGAACCCCAGCGGCAAGCGCTTCAAGGCGCTGGATAAGCTGCTGGCGGGCGTCAAGGTGCGCTGGGGCCTGACCGGATCGTTCACGTCGAACGGCCTTGAGGACGTGTTCGGCCAGTGCAAGATCGTCGATCAGGCGCTGCTGGGCCGTGCCAAGGGCGCCTTCATGCAGCAGTACTTCATCTGCATCAACCGCGACTTCGGCCAGTGGATACCGGCGCCCGGCGCGCTGGAGCAGGTCATGGCCCGCATCCGCCCGGCGACCTACGTGCTGGAGCCGGGCGAGTACAAGGACAAGCTGCCGGGGTTACATGTAACCGAACTGCGCAGCGCCCTGTACGACCGCGAACCGTACGACAAGATGAAGAAGGAGTACGTCGCCCGCTTCGGCGCCGAGCGTGTCATCGCGCAGAACGCCGCGTCGGTGACGACCAAGCTGCAACAGATGGCGTCGGGCTTCGTCTACAACCGCGACGGCGGCGCACCGTCGATCTGGTTCAGCGACCACAAGTTCGACCGGCTGGAAGAACTGCTGGACGAAAACCAACGGGCGAACACCATCGTGGTCTACAACTATCAGGAAGAACTGGCCGAACTGAAGCGGCGCTTCCCGCACGCGCAGACCATCGACGACGATAACGTCATCGAACGCTGGAACCGCGGCGAGGTCGAACTGCTGCTGGTCCATCCGAAGTCGGCCGGGCACGGCCTGAACCTCCAGCACGGCGGCTGCCACATGGTGTTCCTGTCGCTGCCGTGGTCGCTGGAGTTATACGAACAAACCGTCGGGCGGCTGCACCGCAGTGGGCAGCGGCACGACGTTTGGGTCTACGTCATGTTGGCGGAAAAAACCATTGACGAGCGCATCTGGGCGGCGCTGCACGACAAGCGTGCCGTGTCCGACACCGCGATTGAGGAATTGAAAAATGGCTAAGGTTTTATGGCAGACGCTGGCTGTCAATCTGTCGAAGTACAGCGAGGAAGAGTTGCAGCACATGCTGCACGACGAGGTGACGACGCATAAGCGCGCCGCCATCGCCCGCCGTCTGCATCAGCGCGTATGCAAGCTGCGCACCATGCGCGAACGGCGCGAACTGGCAGAAAGGCTGAAGAAGTGATCGACGATCAATCCGACCCCGGCTCGTGGAAGCGGGCGCTGGACATGAAGGCCGACATGGTCAACTCGCCGCCGCACTACAAGGTCGGCGGGATTGAGGCCATCGAATACATTCAGGCCAAGCTGTCACCGGAAGAGTTCGCTGGTTACTGCCGCGGGAATGCGCTGAAGTACCTGAGCCGGGCGGGACACAAGGACGCCACGGATCAGGAGATCGGCAAGGCTATTTGGTATTTGGAGCGCTGGCTGGGCAGTCGTCGTCACACAGACACGCCCAAGTAGAGTTGTGCTGCTCAATCCGCGCGACGGTGGCTGGGCTGTCCAGCTTGGAGTTGTAGCGGATCGGCTGCGCGATCTTGCAGTACGAGTTAGTTACCAGCGGCGGCGTCGTCGAACCGTGCACGCAGCCTGCGGTCGCGGTCAGGGTCAGGAGTAGCAGCGACTTCTTGCGCCAGTTCCACTTGTCGTTGGACTTCATCAGCCATCTCCTTGACGGCTTCATGCCGGCCCTGCTGCCGTAGCTTGTGTTCGTTCCACGCCGCCCATAGGCGGTCAAACAACGACAGCAGGGACGACAGAAGTTTGATCACGCCTTCGGCGTCTCCGACATGAACACAGCGGCGACACCTGCCAGACCTGCGACCGCCGTGGAGATGGCCGCCCACTGCGCGTCCGACAGGCCAAACGCCAGTGCCAGAGCGGAGAAGCCGGCGTAAGTGCTTGGCTCTTTCAGACGACCAAGAAGCCAGTGTACGAGTGACATATCAATTCTCCTTTCGTGTTTGCGCGTGCCGCCTACGGATACGCGCTCCTTGGGAGTTCAAAATGAGGACCGTCAGGGAATGACCGACTAAGCACCTTGGCTGTGATCGGGCCTTTAATGTCGGTCAGCAGCTTCCATGTTCCACCCCAGCGAATAGGGACGTTTTCATGAATGGACGCGGACCGAACAAACTCTGCCAGCTTCAGGTACAGGCCCCAATCCCAGCGCACAGCGCCACCCACCATAGCACCTAAATCGACAGCGTGTCCGGTCAGGTGGCGCGAATTCATGGTCTTCGTCGCGCCCTGCGCCATAAGCTGCTTCTGGCGGGCCAGCGTCCGCAGCCCTTCCAGTACGGTGAAGTCGAGGTCCGACATCGCCGCGGCCTTCTTGACCACGCGCACAAGGTCCGGGTGAACCCCTTCCAGTCGGGACAGCGAACGGGCGCCAAGGACGATGCTCACAGTTCAGCCGCCTTCACCAGAATGCCGACCAGCAGCATGATGATGGTGCCCGCCACGGTCAGACCGATACCCTCCAGCCGCTTCAGCCGAGCGCAGATACTCTCGTAGCGCAGCGTGCAGATTTGCTCGTGGGTGTTCAAACGGGCTTCAGTCTGATCAATCGAAGTCACAATAACACCCTCGCGCGAAATCGTTACGCTGTCGGCTTCGTACCAGTGGTCGCCAATTCTGTCCATAGTGGCAGGAAATACAGTCATTTTAGCAGTTCCGCTATTCAGTCGGCGTGTAATAGTCGGCTGGACGGGTCAGCATCTGGCGCATGTACTGCGCCAGCACGTTGCGGGCCATTGGCGAAAGTGCGTCCGACGCGCGGCTGAGTGTTTCGGCAGTGGGCTGGACGGTGAGCAGATTAGCCGCAGTGCTGGGCTGTGCCAGCGCGGGCGCCAGCCGGCGCATGACGTTCTCGGCCAGCTTGTTGGCGAACTCCTGCTCCACCTGCTGCGCGGCGATGCCGCCGCCATAAACGCCCGGCACGCCGCCCGCCACGCGGGACGCCGCGCGGACCAGCACGTTAGCCATGCCCGGCTCCATCGCTTCCATGACCCGCGACCGCGCGCCAGTGGGCAGCGACATCCGCTGCGACGGCGTCAGGTTTTCAAGACCTGTCTGCGCCACAGCGCGCGTAGCACCGATCTCGCCAGCCAGTTTTTGCGCGGCGGGCAGTTTCGGCCCCATCATTTCGACGTTGATGTCGAACCGGCCGGGACCGAAGAACTTGGCGACGTAGTCCGGGTCTTGGCCGCTCATGACCTTTGCGTACTGCGCTTCGGGAAGCCTCGTAAGCTGTCGTTCAAACTGGCTACGCTCGACGTTGCGCATTCCCTGCGCAAACGTGTCGAGGTACGATTTCCAGCCGCGCCCGCCGGCGGCCATGATAGCGTCGTCGATCAGCGGCTGCGTCTCGCCAATGATCTGCGCAGTGTACGACTGAAGTGCGCTCGGCTCCGTCGGGCCGAGAATGTCAGCCACCACGTTGCCCATGTTCTTGCGAAGTTCGTACAAGCCGGTAGCGTCAATGACGCCGCCGAAGCGCGCGGCGCGGCGCTCCAGATTGTTGGCGAACTCCGTCAACACGCGGAAACGGGCCGGGTTCACAAATTCTGCATCGGCAGCCGAAGCGCGCAGACGACCGACAACCGTGGAGATGTCCAGCGGCTTGAGGCCCTGCGCCCTCAGATTGGCTGCGACTTCTTCGGCCGCGCGCGCTTCCGTACCGAGCGCCAACGACCGCGCCGCGGCCTGACCGCCGCGCTGCTCTAGACCGCCTATAAGGCCGCGCTGGCGATTGATCGCCGCGGGATCAAACACGTCGCCGAGGTCGTCCATCTGCCCCAGCACCGCACCTTGCTCGTCGGCTGCGGTCAGAAAACGCCGAGCGCGGTTAACTTCATCCGCTGCGGCGTCACGCAGACGCGTAGCCTGACGTTCGGCCGGAACAATCGCAGTGCGGCCCAAGTCGGCAAGCGACAGGTTTTCTTCGCGCATCGGCGCAGTGGCGGTGCGGACACCCTTTTTAGCCGCGGCGATGTTGCCCATCGCGGCGGTCTGCGTTTCGCCACCGCGGATAAACGCCTTGGTTTCTTCCTGCGCCGCAGCGCGCGCTTGCGCGACGCGCTCCAGCGGCTTGCTGGCCTTGCTGGCGCCGACGATGCGAGTGGCCGCCGCCAGTTCCGGCGTGAGCAGGCCCTTTTCCGCGAGGAACTCGGCCGTGTTTGCCTTGGTGTTTTTGGGCGCCTTGCGCAACGCATCCGAAACCGCCGCCGCATTGTCGGCGATCAGATTGCGCATGATCTCCGCCGCCCGCGTTTCGCCGAGCCGCCGTGCCAACAGGTCATACGTCCAGCCCATACCGCGTTTGGCAATCGTGCCGACTAGCGGAAGCGCGGCGCCCGTGACAGCGGCATCAACGATATCCTGATCGGTCAGCGCTGCGGCGGTTACGCCGGCACCAGCACCGCCGGCCGCGCGCAGCGCTACACGCCCGCTGCGAGTAGCGGCGACAGGGGCACCGCCAGCAACCGCAGCGCGCGTCGGCGCGCGAACACCAATACCGCCAGATTGAATGGCGCGGCCGGTCTGCTGAAGCACTCGGCCTACAGGTTTTGCGCGCGGCGCAACGCGTGTCAAAACCTGACCGCCCCGTGCTATAGCACCGCCAGCCGCGCCAACTACAGGGGCTGTCGCAGCGATCTCGCCAGTGATTTGCCCGGCGGTAAATGCGTTAGGCGCTACTTCACGAGCGCCGGCGAACTGACGCTGATACGCAGCCTGCTGCTGCGGCGTCAGCAGCTTGCGACCCTGCGGGTCAAAAAACTCGATGATGCCGCCGATGACGCGGGGGATAGCCTCGCCGATACCCGCGCCGAATGCGCCCAGTGCCCCAGACGGCTTGCCGGTTTCCTTCGTCGGCTTAGGGGCGCCCTGCGCCCGCACACGCTTGATCTCAGCGGCCAGCGCCCGCGCCGCGTCTACGTCGCCGGCCTTGTCGGCGTTGATCAGCGCGGTTTCTAGCTGCTTGAGTGTCGGCACGATTAGCCCCCGTACTTCTTGAGCAGGTCGTCAATGTTAGCGCCGCGCTTAGTCTCGCTGCGAGGCGCCGGGCGCGACGCGCTGCCGCCTTCCAGACGTGCCTTGCGCTGTTCCGCGCGCTCCATGCCGCGGCGGATGATACCTTCAAATTCGCGCGCAGCCTTGATGAAGCCAACTTCCGACGACGACCGGCGCATACGTGTCAGCGCCTGCGTGGCTTTCTGGCCTTCGATTTCGGTGATCTGCCCAGTGCCGCGCAGGCTTTCATAAGCCTTCAGGAAGGCGCCGCCTTCAATCTGATCGACCAGCGCGTCAAAGTCAGCGGACTGCGTGCCGGGGATGAAGCGCAGACCGGGGATGCCCGCCCCGACAACGCTTTCAAAGCCGGGGTGCGGCGCGCGGCGCCCGCGCACGATCTTGCCGTCCTTGACGTTCAGGTCGCCGATCATCTGGTCGATCACGGACAGCGTGTTCATCGCGCTGTCGCGCGCCGAACCGTACTTATCCAGAAACTCCACGTCGGTGTCGGCCTGCTTTTCCGCACGCTTCTCTTGGTAAAGTTCGCCGGGCGTCTTGCGTTGCACTCTTGCTTCGGCTTCGACGCGCGACAAAGGCACCTGCGCCGAACCGGGCAGCGGCGACTGCATCGGCGACTTACCCTTAAACTGCCGACCAGTGTCCTCGTATTCTTCCAGCGCCTGTACTCGCGTCATGCCGGCGTCGCCTTCGCCGGGGCGGTAGACAGCGCTGCGCATACCGGCAGCCGGCTGTTCATCCGGCATGATGCGGATGTTGTTGCTGCGCAGGATTTCCGCCAACTGGGCGTCCTTGCCCGGCCCCGCGGCCGCGCGCATCGCTTCAAGGTTGGACTGCGACACGACGCCGGTGTCCATCATGGTCTGAACAATACCCGCCAAATCCGGCTGCGCCGCGCCGCCAGCCGACATCGTCTGGAACTCAGGGCTATTCTGCATCAGCCGGCTGGCGCGCTTCTGGACCTCCAGAAAATCGCTTTCGCTCAGGTCGCGCAGCATGGGGTCGGATACATTAGCGCCGCGCGCGACAGCGCGGGCAGCCGCGTCAAGCTGCTCTGGCGTAGCCGGAACCGCTTGCGGTGTCGCCTGAGCGCGCAAGTCCGCCGGCGTTGTATTGACATCTCGCGTGGGGCGAAAACCGCCGGCTGGCACAATACCACCCGAAGGCTGCGCGGGCGCGCCCGCAACCGGCGCGGCGGGCCGACGCTTAAGCTGCCGCGTGGTGAGCGGGTAGACGCCTTGCGCGCCTTTTTCGGCGGAGAACCCGCCGGTCACAGCAACACCGTAGTTGCCGTTTTCGTCCATAACTACTTCGGTTTCTAGCGGACCGTATGTAGCCCTAAAGTTGTCGCTCAGGCTACCGACCATCTTAAGCAGTTCGTTTCTGCTAAAATTTTCAGGTGGCAGATTAGCGGCAAAAAATTCCGCAAACTGGGGCGCGTCACGCTGCATATCGCGCAGCAGCAGCACATAACCCTGCGCATTCATAGTCTGGCCGGCTCGTTTAGTGTAAAAGTCGAACAGCTTTCCGGCCTGATCAATCTCGGCCGCCGAAGCCTCGCGGCTTTCCTTGGCCTGCGCGAGTTGCATTTCCTGCGCGGCTTTCGCAGCCTGCCGTTCCGCCGCGCGCTGCTGCGACATCATGTTCATCATCTGCGCGTTGCGCTGGATGGCCGTGCCGAGAAAGTCGGTCTGCGGGGCGCGGGCCTGAAGGGCGATCATCTGGTTGGCCATTAGAAGATACTCGGATTGGCGCGCATGGCGGATGTCACGTCAGGGACCAGCGACGCAGACGGAGCGCCGCGGTTGAAGTAGTTCAACTGGGCCTGATACAGCGGGTAGTTCATCGCCGCCTGACCGATACCGCTGAGAGCACCAGACAGCGCGTTGGCGCTACCGACGTAGCCCGACGCGCGGGCCGCGCCAGCGTTCATCAGGTTCTGCGCCTGCGCCTGCCCCGCCTGCCCGGCCGCGCCGGTCAGCGTATTCGCCGCGGACTGGCCCGACCCCATCAACGACTGAAGCGGGTTCAGACGTGCAGCGCGTTCGACCTGATAGCGGTTGAAGGCGTTCTGGTACTCTTGGCTGGCCAAGTCCTGCCCGAAGCGCTGGATGCCCTTCATGGTCGCGCCCGACAGCAGACCGCCGCGTGCCGCCGCCGACCGCTCCAGCGCTTTCATTCCTTCGGCCTGCCGGAAAGCGTAGCCGGGGTCTTGCTGGAACTGCTCGGTGCCGAACGGCTTGGCGAGGCTGCCGTAGCCAGCCGCCGTCTGGTCGCCACCGATGCCGAGCAACTGCATGATCTGCTGCTGGGCGGTCAGGCCAGCCTGCCGGAACGGTTCCTGAAGTTCGATCTGCCGCTGGAACATGCGCTCCTGTGCGGCGAGGGCTTCCTGCGCGGCGCGCTCCTGCGCGCTGGCGGCCTTCTTCGCGCCGCTCGACGCGACCAGACCACCACCAATGGATGCGACACCCCCGATAATTGCGCCGGCGACTGGCATCAGTCCAACTCCATCATAAAGATACGGTGCGGGGCACCGAAGGTTTCTATCACTTCTCCGGTCGGCTGCATACCCCCTTGCCGCGCGAAGCGCTCGACGTGGCGGGCCTGCGGCGGGACGCGGGTCCAAAGCATCTTGGCGCCGTGGCGCCGGGCGAAGTCAATTCCTTGCGACCGGGCGGCGTTACCCCATTCGCCGCGGCCCGACCGAAGGATGAACGTATGCACCTCGTACGTTCGTGGCGCGGTCCACAGCAGTGCAAACCCGCCATGTTCACCCATCAAAAACCAGTGCTCCGGGCGCTCGACCAGCGCCGACAAGTCCAGTTCACCGGCTTCCGGCGCACCGACATACGGACGGACATCGGGGTGGTTGACCACCCAATTGACCAGCGCCGCGTCGTGGGTGCGCTGCAAGTGCATCAGGTGATCTCGCGGCCTGATGCACGGATGTTGACCGACAGCGAGGCGCTGGCCAGCGTAGAGATGAAGCCGTTCGGGGCCAAGGCGTGCCCGACGATCTCCGGGAAGGTATACGTCTCGTTCGGTTGCAGCGTCTTGGTCTTCACGATCAGGTTCTGCGTACCGGCCGTGTCGGCGGCCGTCACCAGATTGACGCTGATCGACGCTGCCGAGGTGCTGTAGTTGGTGGCGGTGAACTTGTCGATGATCGTGGTCACGTTGGTCGCGGTGTACTGCGTGGACTGCGTGTTCTCCGCGATCTTCGACGGAATGAGCACTTTGACGGTAACAGTCATGGTTCAGGCCCTTAGTTGTATTCGGCTTGTAGCGTTATGTCCGCCGAAGCCAAAATTGTCGAGGTGCCGACGCGCCGAATGCCGATATTGATGATCGCGTCGGTAATGCCCAGCGTCGGCTGCGACACCAGCCACGCCCGCGACGACGACAGCGCCAGCCAAGTGCCGGTCGCGGAACTGCTGCCGTCGAGAACCCCCGACACAACCGTGACGTAGCACTCGTAGTTGGTGGCCTGCGCGCCCGGCACGCACCAGTCTTCCAGAAAGATGTAGCCGCCACCGTTCTGGCTGTAGTTGGCCGTGCCATCTGACTTTAGCTGGTACGCCGCGGAAGCAGTGCCCAGCGCATTGAAAGCGTAGATGTACTGCGCGCTAAGGGTAATCGTAACGGCCGACGCGCCCCCGCCAGCGCCAATCAGCGAGAGGACCGCGCCGCTCATCAGGACAGCCCCGCCCCGCTGATGACCCAGACCGTAGCGGCCACCTTGACGACCGTGGCCAGACCGTAGCCCGCCAGCGTGCGAGAGCCGGTGTTCGTGGTGCCAGCCTGCCGCAGCGTGTCGGACGTGATGGCGATGGTCTGCGAGGAGCCGCTGTTGTTGTAGATCACAACGGTCGCGCCAATCGGGAACGCCACCGAGGCGTTAGCCGGAATGGTGATGCCGCCGGTCGTGATCGAGATGTGCTTGCCGTTGTCGTTCAGCGTCAGCGCGTAGGCGCCGGTCTGGGCGTTCTGCGGGGCGCCGCGGTAGCCGACGCTGTCCGTGCCGATGGTGCCGGTGGCGACAATCGCCACGTCCTGCTCCAGCGAGGTGATGTCGGTGTTGGCGCCCGATGCGGCCGCGCCGAGGTTGGTGCGGGCGTTGGCAGCCGTCGTGGCGCCCGTGCCGCCGTTGGCGACGGCGACGGTGCCGGTCACGTTGGTGGCCGTGCCGGTGATGCTGCCGGCGAAAGTCACGCCGCTGCCGATGGTGCCGCCGGTGATGCTGACGTTGTCAGCGTTCTGCGTGGCCATCGACCCAGACATGGCGATGTTGTCCACAGTCCAGATGAGCGCGTCGGCCGAGGTGCGCAGGACGACCTTGTACGACACGCCGGGCGCGTACCAAATGTCGGCCTCGCCGCGCGCGTCAAGGATGACCGGGTTGGCGTTCGGCGTGGTGCCGCCCGCAGTAGTGTAAGTCGCCAGCGGCGTGGTCGTGCCGGCCTGATAGGTGTAGACCTTGCCGCCAGCCAGCGGAGCGCCGTTAGCGTCGAGGAACTGGGCCTTGGGCGGTGGAGAAAGGATTGCCATATCAGTAAGGCCCCCCGGCATTGATGTTGTTGGTCACGGTCAGGATGACCGACGGAATAGCAGGGTGGAAGGCGCTGGCGGCGCTGGAGTTCAGGTACACGCCGGTGTCGTCCACGGCCCACATCAGTTCAAAGTAGTCACCAGCGTTCATGGATAGCAGATAATTCCATGCAGCAATAGTGGCGAAGTTGTTGCCCTTGGTGCGCACCTGCCCAGCGCTGTCAGGCACGTCCGTGCCGTTCTTGCGCAGCCAAATCCACAATAGATGGTCGGTCGCTATCGTGGTGTCGATCTGCGCCGAGAACTGGATGTTGTAGATGTTCGCGGTATCGACGTAGACGCGCGACGTGGGCGTGCCGAGCGTGACGCCGAGGCTCAGGTCGGTCGTGTTGAACGTCATCGCGTAGGCCGTGTTAACCAGCGCGGCAGTCTGATCCGTCGTGTCGTAGAACGAGCCGTAGCGATGCCGCGGCAACTGCGGTGTGTGCGCAGGCGCGAGGTTAAGCCCCTGCAACTCCTGCATCACCTGATGCTCGGACAAGTTGTTGTCGGTTGGCGGCCCAAGCTGCACCTCGTCCAGCGTGACCGGGTTGTTGCCGCCGCCGGTCAGCGTGAACAGGTTGAAGAAGAACCGATACCAGTCACGGGTCATCAGGCCCGTGCGCTGGTCGATGACGCCGACACGGGACGCGGGTATCTTGGTTATGTTGACCGGTTCAGCCATTTGTCCCGCTCAGGAGCAGTTCGGCGCCAATGATGCTGATCTTGACCGGGTCGGTGCCTGACACCTCGTAGACGCGGTCGCGCAGCTTGAGCGTCATGCCGAGACGACGCCACAGCGCGCGGCGGCTGTACTGGCCGATACGCCCGATGGAAGTCCAGTGCTCGTTCGACCATGTATGGCCGCCGTCGTCCGACCAGCGCAGCATAACCTGCGGGTCCGCGCCCTGCACGACCGGCGTGGTGCCGGGCACCTCGAACAGTTGATCTTGAAAGTCTAGTTCAAGCGTGTAGTCTGGGCTGCTCTGCGTGTCGCCAAACGCCAGCCCGTTCAGGCCGACACCGACTTCCAGATTGAGTTGCAGCGAGTGCTGCGTCGTACGACGCAGGTTGTTCGCGCCGGTCGGCAGCGCACGCCACGACCGCAGCCACTTCTGCGGAGTGCCGTTGTCAGCATAGGTCGTCAGGTCGAACGTGTAGATGTTGCCGTTCTGGTAGTCGCCGATGATGATGTTGCCGTTGAAGTTGCACTGGCAGTTGCCGCGGTGGCGGGTGAACTCGCCCGCGTCGAAATACGCCCGCTCGTGCCATGCGCCGGTCGCGGCGTCATAGACCCACGTCGTGTTGCCGCTGGGGAAGTTCAGCACGTAGAAGGCGTGGCCGTCCTGCTGGTAGGTGTAGGCCACCGCGTCGGTCATGTCCGAGTACTGCTGGATTTGCCACTCGATAGCGTGCGTCGAGATGCGCTGGCCGACGTAACCGCCAGCGCGGTAGACGATGCCCTGACCGCGGGCGTCGCGGCCCAGCCAGAACACGCTGTTGTCCAGCTTGGCAATCGAATAGGGAGCGACGCAGCCGATCTCGTTGTAGGCGCCTTGGATGCGCGCCAGCGGGAAATCGGCTGCGCCGGCGTTGTACCAGACTTCGGTGCTGTCCGTCCCGAAGACCCATACTTCGCGGTGGTCCACGATGATGCCGACCACGCCGTCGGGCGAACCTTCAGCGCTGGCAAAGTCCAGAGGGTCGATTTGTGTGCCGTCCAGCAGCGACGTGACCCAAAGTTTCTGGCTATCCGGCTGGTTGAACACGAAGTAGCCGTCGAGGTAGCCGACCGTCACCGCGCCGGGGAAATCCGGGTCCGTGACCTGCACGTAGGTGTCAGTGGACTCCGTGTAGACGTAAGCGTTCGGGTTCGACACGAAAACGATCTGGTCGCCATTGTCGGCGATGGACACCTGACCGGTGCCGGAGATCGAACCCAGCAGACGCGGCGTGCCGGTCAGCGAGGACAGCTTGTAGACCTCTTGGCCTGACACGACGTAGAAGTCGTCGCCCTGCGTCTGGTGCGCCCACAGCCCGCGAATGGGGCCGGTGCCGACGGTCTGCTGAAACTTCAGGCCCGGCGCGCGGTTCAGGAACGCGGGCATCTGGCCGCCTTCCGGCACGACCTCTGGGAAGAGGTTGATCATGCGGTTGTCGGCGGCGTTGACGCTGCGGGCGACATACGCCGACCCAAGGATCGGCGTCTGCATCAGTAGTTGCCCGCGTAGACGTTAAAGCGCTGGCGACTGGCGATCAGGCTGTACGGCATGGCCATGATGTCGTCGGGGTTGTTGATCCGCTTGAGGTTGCGCTTGCTGGTCATGGCGATGCGCTGGACCTGCGGCGACGGCTCGACGCCGAACTCCGGGGCCAGTTCGCAGGCCAGATTGTAGCGGAACGCCCGCAGGTAGCCCGGCGGGAAGTGAAGCGATGTCGCCAGCGTGACCGGTGCGGTCAGTTCTTCGACCGAGATGAAGTGCCACTCCAGCGCCCGGATGGGCTTCGGATAGACGAACATTTCGATGTCGGGGTAGGTGTTGTTGACGAAGATGACCTGCGGGTACGTCGAAGTCACGGTCTTGACCGCGATGCCGTTGTACTGCTGCTGGTTGATGAACTTGATGCCGTAGCTGACGCCGGTGGTGGCGTCACGGAAGTAGGTGCTATCGTCCAGCAGCACCGGGCGGTTGCCGACGAAGTCGCCAGACGGCCCCAGCGTGCGACGGATTTCGGCGGCGGGCCAAGTGAAGACCTGATCTTGCGTGGAAAAAACCGACAGCCGTTCTGTGTTCCAGCTATCAATCATCTGCTGCATCGCCACCAAGGCGTCCTGCGACGTGTCAGCGGACGGCGTTTCGCCTTCGGCCAGTACGCCGATCAGGCGCAGAGAGCCGTTAATGATGTCGCCCGCGCTGGCCATGACTTAGTCTTCCTGCTCTGCCCGGCGAGGGCCGCGGCGCTTGGAGTTCTTTTCCACCGTGGCGGCAGGATCAGCAATGCGTTCCCACCCGTACATTTCGTCGTAATCCGCTTCAGCGTCCGAAGTTGCTACTTTGGCGCCGTGGATAGGGTGTACCATGTAAATGACAGCCATGACAAACCTCTTGAAAACTGCGCCCGGCCGAAGCCGGGCGCAGACTTTGTTAGGCGACGCGGTACAGCGTCCAAGCCCCGGCGGCCGACTTGCGCGCGATCATCATCGCGCCAGTGGTCACGGGGATGGTCATGGTCAGCGAACCGGTGACAGTCCAGCCGGTGCCAGCCGCGATAACGGCGGTGCCCGACGAGGTGCCGAGGTTGACCACGCGGAAGGTGAACGAAGTGCCCACCTTGTCCGCGTTGGTCAGAGCAGCCTCAAGGTCAGTGACCGTCGGCAGAGTGTAGGTCTGCTGGGAGGTCACACCGTTGTTTGCAAGGATCAGACCGTTGAGAACCTGAGCCGCGGTCAGCGTGGCCGTAGCCGTAACCGAAACCGGGGCCGGGATCGCGTCGATCAGGGGTTCGTCGAGGTTGCCATCACCGATCTGATAGCCGCCGCCGCCATTGGGAAGAGACATAGTATTTCTCCTTGATCAGAATTGGCCCCCGGAAGTCCGGGGGCCGTAGTTTTGATTAACCCCAGAGACGGCAAGCCATCTGCGGACGGATGGTGCTGTAGCCGTACAGAACGTCGATACGGCAGGGCATACGGTCGTTGTTGATGTCGTACTGACGGACAACGCGCAGGCTGATGCCGTTGTGCACCTGACGCGACGCCATATCGACGCCCTGCGGGAGCAGAAGGTCGGCGGTGGCGAAGGTGATCGCGTCCTTGTGGTACACGAGGTTCTGCGGGTACTGCGTGCTGGCAGCGCCGACGAACACGATGGCCTTGCTGTTGCCCGGCAGCGCGTCCACGGTGGCAAGCGCGTGGCCGGCCGAATAGATCGGAGCCACGGTGATATTGCCGGCGCCGGCGCCGCTCAGGGTCACGTCCGCCAGAGCGACGAACTGGAACAGCGAACCGGTGCTTTCACGGGTCTGCGGGTTCACCATGAAGCAGTCAGCCACGGTGAACACGTCGCCCGCACGGACGGTGGCGTTAGCACCAGCACCGGTGATGGCGATGGTGGTGGCACCTTCCGTGGTGACGGCCGCCGAGGTCGAACCGCCGGTCGCGGTGCGCGAACCGGTGGTAAACTGCTTGATCGACTGCGACATGTTGACTTCTTCGAAGCCAAGCACGCCGGTGCCCATCAGGCCGTTCTTGAACTGCTTGCTGATGACATCAGTCGGGTTGAACAGCCCCTTCAGGCCTTCGACCAGACCAGCGTTGGCCGCCGGGTTGACGGTGGCGTAGCGCGGCGACATCACGGCAGCGTTTTCGTTCAGCTTCTGCTGGGCCGAAAGCAGCACAGCCGAAGTGGACGGCACAGTGCCGGGGGTGCCGACCGAGTTGCCGACGGTGCGGAAAGCGTTGGCAACGTCCGCGTCGATGCTGGCAGCAAGCTGCGAGATACGCGGCTTGAGCACGCGCTCGGCGAAGTCGTCAAGCTGCATGGTCAGTTCGGCGGTGGTGAAGTTCACACCGATGTGCTTCTGGTTGTTGACCGTCAGCGTGGTGAACTGCTCGTTGTCGTCCTGCACCTGAAGGGCAGCACCGTCGGTCACGAGAGCGCGGTCCGGCAGACGGATGCGCAGGGTCGAGCCGATCTTGGCGCCTTCGACGGCGAAGCTGTCGTCGTACTGGCGGTTGACGTTGCGGGTGAGCACGAGGTTGTTCTCCAGAATTTCCAGAGCCTTCCGCGTGATCATGTCAATAGTAAGAAGTGAGTTGGCCATGTTCGTGGTCCCAAATTAGCGGTTGCGTTGTGCCTCGTACTTCTTGATCTGCCGTAGCCTTTCCGCTTCGATCCATTCCGACGTGCTCATCGACTTGGTCGAGCGAGGGTCGGTGGTGTCGTACACGGGTGCGCCAGAAGCGCGCGGCGTAACAGGTGCAATCGGTGCCGGGGCGGTTGAAGTCTTTCTAACCGGCGGATTGGAGGACAGTGAAGCCTCAATCTTTCCGATTTCCTTCGCCTGCAAGATCGGGTGCAATCTGGCGATACGATCCGCTTCCTTGGGGTTGGAACCGAGCCAATAGAGGACATCGGGGCCAACATCCGAGGCTTGGATGCTCTGGGCCATGTATTCCGTGACGGGAAGGTTGGGGTTGTACGCGACTTGGTCGAAGTCATCGTACTTGTCCCGCGCCGTCTCTTCACGGTCGTGGTACTGTTCGAGCAAAGCCTGCTGTTGCCGTGCGGCTTCCCGCTGGGACAGCAATTCTTCCGCCTTACGTTCGGCCAAAGCCTCTGCGTACTGGTCGTAAGTATCAAACTGCTCCGGGGATAGATCGGCCGCCGGCGTAGCCTTGAGCCTTGCTTCCATCTCCGCAAGCCGCTGAGCCTGCTCTCGTTCCCACTTGCGCTGTTCTCTCGCAAGCCGCTTGCCGACGATGGCGTCCAGTTCTTCCTGAGTGAAGGATTTGGGCGCGTCCTGATCGACAGGCTGTTCTTCCGGCGTTGCGGTTTCAACGGGTTCTGGAGCCGCCGTGGTTTCCAGTTCCGGCGCGGGCACTTCCGCTTCAATGGGGACGGTATCGTCCATGTGGTTTTGACCCTTTCAAGTCACCTGATGTTCCGCACCAGTACGGTTGTCGGTCAGCGTACAATAAAGTTTGTACGCTGGCAATATCTAGGCCCAGACCCGAAACGGCTGTTCGGGCGGCACGATGATGATCGGCTGAAGTTCAGCAAGCTGCTCTTCAGTCAGGTCATATGACCGCACGTTGACGTGCCATTCCGGGTAGTCGATCTCGACTGGCGGATCGACGCTGTAGTCCCACTTCACGATAGGCCCGATAACGTCGAGGCTCACGAACGGGGCGGGAACCAGCACAGTGGCCTCGCCCATAATCGGTTCGCCGTCTTCGTCCTCGCCCGTCTGGACAGGAACGGTTTCGTTGTAGGCCAAGCCAGCAGCGATCAGGGCTGCGTTCATCGTGGCTTCGTCGGGGGCGCGGAGATATAGGTCCATGTTGGTGTCTCCTTAGGCCGTCAGGGCTTGGCCCTGCGCCTGCGTTAGGCGCGTTGGGTAATAGCGGATTGAGCGCAGCCAGCCGTTCCAGAATGCCGCGCTCCCGGCGGCGTTACCGATGAACATCCGGTCTACGGTCGGGATCGTCCCGCTTGTGTCAGTCCCAACTTGCGACCCGTTGCGGAAGAATGCGAAGTCGTTGACCTTGTATGCGTAGGCCAGCTTTTCGGTCGCGTTGGCGGTGTAGGCTGTGTTAATGTCAACCTGCGTGACGCCGCCAACAACCGTCCGTCCGGTAACAAGATTAGACAGCGGGCCGATCAGATGCCGGTTGTTAATCCCGCCATCACTAACATCGACAGCCAACACGGTGACGCCCACGCTCGTTGGCTTAAAGGTCACAGCCTCGACGAGGATCGTCCCCTCGCTCTGGTTATACCAACTCGCAAAGTTCGGCGCGTTGATCGCCGCCACATCCGCCGTCCGCGTAACCTGCGAGGCCACCGTGGGGATGTAGCTGGTGGCAAAGGCACCGGCTTCGAGTTGTGCGCCGTAGATGAAGATGCCGCTGGTGCCGTCTCCGGTGTAGCTGGTGTTAGTGCCGGTATCGATAAGGAAAATGCGGCAATTCGCGGTTGTTTGGCCGCCGATTGTAGTGAACGTTAGTGTGCAGCGATACCAACCGTTACCGGCGTTTGTAATCGTCGCAGTCGCAGCGTTGGTCGAAACAACCGTTCCGTTTGAAAGGTCAAAATTGCCTATGGCGTTGCTACCGGCGCCGTCCTGCAAAGACGCGCGAGTGCGTTCGCCAGCCTTCAGAAAGACGGAATAGGTGTAGGTTGTAGAGGATGAAGCGGTCTGGCTTTGCAGTACAAAATGCGTGTCACTGGCAGTTGTATCTTCAACCAGTTTGTCCGCCGTCACCGTCCCATCGGGGGCCGTTGTAGCGTTCGCAGTCACACTAGAGCGCAACTTCGACCACGCCGCGTTATCAAACTCTTGCGACCGCAGCAGCAAGTTCACCCGCTGCTCCTCGATCAGCAGGCCGCGCGGGGCCAGCGTCACGGGGTCGTAGTCAAAGCGCGGGGGGAACACGCCGCCAGCGTTGCGGGTGTAGTCGGTGGCTG